TATTGGAAAAATAGAGAACAAAGATTAGAAAATAACAAAAGAAATCATATCCTTAATAAAGAACTGTGGAATAAAGGTCGAAAATATAGGTATCAAGAAAATATTGAAAAAGAAAAAGAAACTAGACGTTTGTGGCGTTTAAAAAACCTTGAAAAAGACAAAAAAGACAAGGCTTTGTGGAGCAAAAGCAATCAAGACAAAAGAAACGCTCATGAAGCTAAAAGAAGAGCTTCAAAACTTAAAGCAACCCCAAATTGGTTAACTAAAGAACAATTATTAGAAATTGAAGAATTTTATACATTATGTAAAGAGTTGCAATGGCTATCTGACCCTAATGATCCATTACAGGTTGACCATATTATGCCTCTGCAAGGCAAAAACTCATGCGGTCTCCATGTACCATGGAATTTACAGATATTACCTAGAAGTTTAAATATAAAGAAACATAATAGGTAATCAATAACTTACACGATATTACGTCTTCGCCACGCCTAAATCTTTATAATATAGCAGGAGTATTGATTGGCGAAACCGGAAGTTAAAAGTTATGATCAGCTGTTAGGTGAAGCATTAGCGGCTTTTATGGCCAAAATTGGCGTAAATGATTTAAATCCTAACTCTACTACTGTAAGTTTATTTTCTGCTAATGCTCAAATGACTTATAGGGCTACAGCTTCTGTCCTTCAGATTCTTAAAGACCTTTCTATTGATAGAGCTTCAGGCGACTTGCTTAAAAATCTAGCTATCGAAGAGGGTGTAAAGCTTAGATCAGCCACTCCAGCTTCTGATGTAGTTACTGTTACTGATACTAGTTTTGAAAAATTAGCTACTAAAATCTATGCTGGAGCTCCAGCACCAAATATTGGCTCAACAATATTAAAAGTTAGCAACACTACTGGTTGGCCTGGTACTGGCTCTATCTATGTAGGTAGAAATACGCCAAACATCGAAGGCCCTATAGCTTATAGTGCTATTAATCCAGTCGGTGGATATTTTGAAATTACCCTTGTTGCTCCTACAGTTAAGTTTCATAATGTGAGTGAATCGGTTATTTTAGCTCAAGGTGGAAATAGAACCATTCCAGGAAGCACTCTAGTTAAAGCCCCTTCAGCTGGTGGAGCAGAAGATATTTCTTTTGCTACCAGTGAAACAGCCATTCTGCTTGATGGAGAAAATGTAGTTGAAGGAGTACGAGTTACTGCTCAACAAGTTGGTACATCAGGAAATGTACCTAGATTAGCTATTAAAGAATTCACTGTTGAACCCTTTCCAGGCGCTTCAGTAACCAATCCTGGCCCATTCAAAAATGGTCAAGATGAAGAAACCGATGATGAACTACGCGCTCGTATTAAAAGAGCAAAACTTACTCGTGGACTAGGTAGCGCATTAGCAGTTAAAAACGCAGTATTAGGCGCAACAGCTTTTGATGAAGCTTCTTCTGTTACTTCTAACGAAATTATAACTACTGGTGGACTCACTCGTTTATATGTAAACGATGGCACAGGTTATGAAAGAAAAACTGAAGGCGTAGGCTTAGAGTTTATTGTTGACTCAGCCCTTGGTGGAGAAAACAGTTTTCAATTAGCTACTGGTGGAAGACAAACAGGCGTAGCAAAAGCTTATTTAGAAACTGCAAATATTCAACCTTTTGTTATCTATGGTGGAGAAAAGCTAGCTGTTAAAGTTGGCGGTGATTTATCTGAACATACTTTTGATGCTTCAGACTTTCAAGCTCCAGGCGCAGCTAGCGCTTATGAGATTGTTGCTTCAATTAATAGTAATTATGCTTTAAATTTTTCAGCAGCTACAGCAGATAATGGTACGCGAGTAACAATTTCTGCTAAAGAAGAAATTAATGAAGATATACAAGCCGTAGAACCGACTATTGGAACAAACGCTTCTGAAAATTTAGGCTTCCCAGCAAATGAAGTTCAAACTCTTCGTTTATATAGAAATAGTTTACCTTTATCTAAAAATGGTCGAGAAGCTTTTGTAATTAGCGCTCAACAATCTGATTGGTCTCCTTCAATTGCTTCAGGAGACACTCTTATAATTGAAATTGACAATACTGCTCCAATAACTTTTACTTTTACTAATCAAGATTTTATTGATAATACTGCCTTTCCAACTGTGAGCCCTAATAATGATTTAGCTTCTTGGGTTGCAGTAATGAATGCTAAGCTTACTGGTTTAACAGCTTCTGTTGAAGGCCAATCTATTCGACTTACGTCAAATATTGGCGTAAGCAATCGAGCAATGATTTCAATTTCATTAGCCTCTACTTTAGTTTCTAAAGGAATGTTTACGGCTGCTTTAGGTTTAAATGCTACTGGTTTAGAATCTGATTTTGAATTTAGCAGAAACACTGGACAAATTAAATTAACTAAGCCTCTTGACCCAGGCGACTCATTAACTGCTGGAAGTAATTTTTCAGCTGCTCGACTTTTTTCAGATGACATTGTTGGAGCCACAGTTAGTTTTGCTACCGATGGAAATTTTTGGATTTTAGTTGATGATATTGCTGCTTCTCTTATTCCTACAGGCGCAGTGTCTGGTACAGAACTTTCTGTTTCTAAACCAGTAGCTAATATAGTGCGCTATACTTCTAATATAGTTACAGCCTTTGATGATGTTCAAGTAGGCGATTATGTAATTAATTGGTGCAAAGAGTTACTTACAAATAATAGAATAGAAGGCCGAGTACACGCCAAAACAGCTACTACTCTTGACATTGCCGTTACCGCCGCTGAATATGCTGCTGCTTCTGTTGAAGTAAACATTCCTATATTAGATGGATTTATTGTTGTTAGAACAACCGAAGTTCCTCAAAGAATTAAAATTACAGCAGGAAATTATAACATAAACACTTTGGCTACTCTTTTAAATGAACAAATAGTTGGCGCTGAGCTTTCTATAGAAGAGGATTTGCGTTTTGTTTTAACTACAAAATCTCTTGAAGAAAATAAAGGCGCTTTGCTTATTGTTACTCTTGAAGAAGAGGCAACAGCGATTTCTTTCAATGCTGGTCAATCAGATTATACTAAAGTAAATCATACAGCTAGTTATGAGAGTTCAGCTTCATTAGGTGAATATCCTGCTTTTGCTCATTCTTCTTTTGCTTCTGAAGCAACAGCAAATCCTTCCGATTCTTTCTTGCCTACTTTGACTAGCACAGATGATTTAGAAGCTCTTGGATATGACCCTAACCTTATTGTTAGACCTTTACACCCATACGGAAATATAGATGATGCTCAAGCAGCAAAAGAACAAGTTGTTCAATTGTCTGATATGGTTGGCACAGCGGTTACTTTAGAAAATAGCGTTTTCTTTAAAAGAATACGTAATGATGATCGCTATTTCTTGGCTTACCCCTTCGATTTTGGTTATCAAGATAATATGGTTGTTGTATTAGATCAAAATCCAAGCGAAAGAACTTTTACTGTACCTATGTATAGAAAAGCAACAACAAATTCTACTATAGCTGCTAACTCTACTAGCTTTAATGCTTATGATTCTGACAGTGGTCCAACAGCCGCTTTTTCTTCAGCTTTTGGTTCAGGCTTTAAATTTGACAATTATAAAGCTTTAATGAAAGCTAAATTTGTTTTAGACCCAGCAGCAGCTCAAGACGCTTTGCTTTTTAGAGCAGCCGTTTGGGGTAAAAGCGGAGAACGTTATAATGTAGGTTATATTTATCCTACACAACCAAATCAAGGCATTAGTCATACAGTAGTAGTAGACAAAGACGCTAATATTAGAATTAGCTTAAAAAGCGGTTCAGCAATAGTAACTTCAGCAGATGGAACTACTGAATGGAACGTAACTATTACCGCTAACACTCCTGTAGCTGGAGTTGATCAAGTTACTTATACATGGTCTGGCACTGGTACTGCTCCTGCTTTAGGCGCTCTTTCTGGTGGAGAATATGTTACTATTGGAAAAGATTCTGAGTTTGATTTACGTAATACAGGCACTTATAGAGTTAGTACTTTAGGTGGATTTTTGCCCACAGCTACAAGCTTCACTGTAGCACGTAAAAACGGTTCAGCTTTTGCTCAAAATGATGTAGCAAGCTTAATACCTAATACAGTTATTTTCTTTGATAAAGATGACACTACAGCTGCTGAAATAAATACTTATGTAAATGCTAACTTAACTAGTTGGATTACTTCTACTATAGTAAATGATGGAGGCCTAACAGGCTCAGGTATTATTTCTCTTTCTACAGCAGATGCTACAAACCAAATTTCTGTTGGTGAATATTTAAGAGACGGTTTAAATTGGATAGCTACTACTTCTTTAGGTGCTTCACCACAGTTTGTTTGGAAACGAACTTTAACTTATCCAACAGGTACTGGTTACGCTATCAACAGTGGAGAAGAAATTCGTTTAATTCCAACTACAGCTAAACATATTGCTGAATTGGTAAATGTATTGGCTGTTAGTGGTATCTCAACTCTAGGTACAGTAAATGCTTCTCGTAGAGAAAGACACTTACAAGTTTCGACTTCAGTTTTAGGCTCAGATGGTTCTGTGCAAGTGGCTGGTGGATCAGCCTCTTCGTTAGAAGCAGACGTAATTTCTAGTTCTTATGTTGTAAACGATTTTTATACTCATACAAATATTTCAGCTAGTCAAGGTACACCATTTATTAGTGGACAATTGCTCAGACTGGCTGCTGAAAATTTCCAAGAAAAGAATACAGGTATAAGTGCTTTAACTACAGCTAGAGTAATTCCAAATTATCCAAGCGCTGGAAAAAGCGTTATACAAATTAGCAATAGACAAATTGATCAAAGACTTTTCGGTAGCCCTAGACTAGTTTCTTTAATCAACTCTAGAACATGGAAAGTTGAAAAACAAGGAAAACTAGTTTGTGTATCTTGGACTGGAGTTGGTTCTAGCCCATTGCTATATAAAAATGCCTCTTTTGGTTCTATAGCTAGTACCTCTATGTCTATAATCAGAGTTTTTGGCTCAGATAATACAGATTATAAAATTGTTGGTGGAGCAGCAAACTTTCAAGAAGTAAATATTGGAGACAGAATTACTTTTGCTGGCTTTGCTTATTATGGCAATAACGGTGACTTTTTAGTTACTGGAAAAAGCGTTGATTCAAAAACTATTCGAGTGTTGAACTCTTTAGGTAAGTCTAATGATTTTACAGCTACAATTAATATAACTAGCAATGCTAACTTAGCTGGTGACTCTTTTACACTGTCTAATGGAATAACTAGTACAATTCTTACTGAAGGTGTAGAGTTTGTTGTTGGCGGCTCAGAAGCCATTACAGCTACTAATTTAGCAGCAGCTATTTCAGCTGTAGCTGGTTATAGCGCTTCAGCAGTTGGAACTTTAGTAACTATTACTAGAGAATCAGATGGAAGTATTTATACTTTAACTTATACTGACGGTGGAACATCTGGAGCTACAATAACTGACTTTGTTGGTGAAACTATTGGTGGAGGCACAATGTCTTCAGCTTTAAGTTTAAAAGAAGGCGACTCTGTTATTGTAAAATCTCCATTTAATGTATTAAACCAAGGCACTTTTAAACTAATCAGAACTTTTAATGACAGTTTTTATATTGAAAATGATAGGGCTGTTGATGAAGAAATTGCTTTACCAGCAAACAATATAGCTACTCTTGGAGATGGAACTACTGAATATAATTTTGTTAAATCAGAATATACCAGAATGTATTGGAACCAAGTTGGCACTGAGCCTAGTTTAAATTTAATTAAGCAAGGTGATGATTTAACTATTGCTGGAGCTGGTTCAAATAATGGTACATTTAAAGTTTTAGGCGCTCAAGAGAAACGTAAACAAATTACAGATGTTACTATAATTAGAAGCCAAGATATCACTACTGGAGATTATTGGTTGCTTGACGCTGCTGATGGTTCACTGTACTACGTGTGGTATAATAAAGCAGGCGGCGGTGGAGACCCACTGATTGTTGGACGCACAGCTATACCTGTAGCTGTTGGTGCTACAGATACGGCGGCTCAAAACGTTCTGGCTACTCAATTAGCTATTGATGCTTTAGGTGACTTTGTTGCTACTGTAAATGGAACTAAAGTAAGAATTACAGACGCTTCTTTTGGTCCTGTAGCTTCAGCAGCCAATGGAAACATGGGTATAGGATTCTCTATATCAGTTTATCAATCAGGTCAAAATACTTTTGTTGAATATGCTAATGCTAATTCAGTAACAGCTTCAAACGTTACTCCTGTAACAGTTACAGTTGACAGGCCAACTATTTTATTTTATGACTATGATAGCGCTACTGCTGGAGATAAAGTAAGAATAAATGGTAATTTCCTTGGAACAAATAATCAAGGCACACATTTAATTTCTGAAGTTTTAGACAGAGAAACTGTTGTTATAGATACTTCTTTAAACTTGTTTGATTTTGCTCTTCTAGGAGCAAATGAAAATGCTATGTTCTTAGAAGAAGGCCAAAAGTATTATGGCTATAAAGTAATTCGTCAAGTAGCCGTTGAGCCATCTAATGATGAACAATTAGTTTTGATTTTTGATACTGCTGAACAAGCAGACAAAATTAACAATAGCGGAGCAGTCACAGTATCTACTCTAAATAAACTTTCTTATCCAGTAATAGCTAAGAGTGGTTTAGATAGTTACCGCTATGATATTGGTATGCTTGCTGAAACAAACAGAATCACTTATGGTGATCCACGAGATTCAGTAACTTATCCAGGTGTAGCTGCTGCTGGAGCAGAAATTTTTATTGATCCACCTTTAGTGCGTAGAGTTCTTATTGGTATTGATGTACGAGTAAATACAGGTGTACCTTTTGTTCAAATTACTGAACAAGTACGTTCAGCTGTAGCTGCTTTAATTAATTCTAACCCTATTGGCCAATCTATAGCTATAAGCGAAATAGTAGCTACTGTTGATGCTATTCCAGGCGTTAGAGCCGTAGCTATTAGTAGCCCATTGTACAACTCAGCCAATGACGTTATAGTTATTCAGCCTAGCGAAAAGAGCTTGGTTATTGACCCAGCAACAGATATTAGCGTAAGCCAAATTGGGAGCTAATAAATGAGCCAAGATCCAAAAGATGAAGCAAAAAAATTACTTAGAAAATTTCTTAATAAAGAAATTACTGGTAAAAATGTCGATGCTGTTCTTGAAGGGTTAGCTCAACCAGGCGCTCATCTTATTAAAAATGTTCAAGCAGTCAATGATTCTATGTATATTGTTACTGCTGAAGGTCGCTATCTTGATCAGAGATTGGCAGACAGAGATTTTATTCGACCAGGATTGGTTGGTCTAGATGATGAAGTTTTTAGAGAATTAGGTATAGCAGTTACAAATAGAAAACAAGTTAGAGATTTAATTAACGGTATATTAGAAGTTATTTACGGAGTAGAGTATACTCGTGGAAGCGTAGCTTCTACTGAGTTAGAACCTTATGCTTTAAATAATGGTGATGATTTAATAATGCAGCTGGATGATGGAACTACTATATCTATAAACTTTGATTCTTCACAGTTTGTAAATATTTCAGCAGCTACAGCTCAAGAAGTTTCTGATGCTATAGTTCGAGAATTAAAAAAGAAAGGTATAGCTGGTTCAGCTAACCCAAGAAACGATGGAGCAGGAAATTACGTAGTTATTTTTTCTCCAACCACTGGCCCATCTTCTACAGTAAGAGTTAAAGGTGGACGCGCTCAGCGCTATTTAAAATTTCCTTCTATTCGACCGACCACTGGTGACGCTTCTACTCAATGGACTCTCTCGTTAGGCAATGGTGGAGTTATTCGAGCAACGTGGACCGCTGGAAGCAACCCATCAACTGGTAAAATTAAAACAGGGGACTATGCAGTAATTACTGGTTCAGGTTTTAATACAAACAATCGTGGAACATTTACTATTACTAAAGCTGTTGGTGGATTAGTTGGCGCTGCTTATGTAGAGTTTTTAAACCCTTTAGGTGTATCTGAAGTGGTTCTTCAAGGCGCTACAGATAACGTATTGTTTTTTGAACCAACTAGATTTACTCTTAACAGCAATTTAAATTATGCTGCTGCTTATCAAACAAAAAGCGGTACATTAGAAGTATACATGCCAGCAGTGACTAGGGTTGTTCGAAGAAATGCTGAAGGCGCAGCGCATTTAAAAGAAGACGCTTTGCCTTTAGGAAATCCAGCAGAAGACGGCGGCTTTTATGTGTGGGACATAACTAAAGGGTATACTATAACTAAAGATAGTTGTTTAAACACTCAGCCTATAGATGGCTCAACAGAAAGTTTAATTTTTGTTGATAATAGCACGCCTTTTCCAGATAGCCAAGGGTTTTTAGTTGTAGGTTTTGGAACAGCTAAAGAAGAAGGCCCAGTACCTTACATAGCGGTTCCTTCAACAAATACCATTCAAATTAGTCCAAGCTACAGATTTAAAAATTCTCACGATGTTGGAACAGATATTGCTCTAGTAGGCAATAATTTTCCTTTTCAACCAAGCAAAATTGGTTTAGATTATCCTATGTATATAACTGACACAGTTAGTGGTCGGTTATATGCTGAAAGCTTAATTAATGAAGTAGCAGCTACAGGAATAAACGTAATCATTTATATTTTGTATCCTAACGATGAAGGCCTTGGTTCTTTTGGAACAGCTGGTTCTGAAAAAACACAAGTTTGGGGCGTGTAAATGGCTAATTCTGTTTTAAGAGGCGCAGACATCTTTATTTACCTAAACAACAAATTGTATGGCCCAGCCCAGTCTGTGTCATACACTATTGACAGCCAAGACGCCGAGATTTACGGCGTAGATGCTTTTTATCCTCAAGAGATTTCTCCTGTCAGGGGCTCGGTTAGCGGCTCAATTTCTGGCCTCAGAGTGAGAAACTCAGGCGGCTTAGTGGCTCTTGGTTTGAGACCTAGGGCTGACAGTCCTTTATCAGGCACTTATGTATCTATACGCATTAGAGATAGGTCTACTGGAGAAGATATTCTCTTTATTCAGCAAGCAAAAATCACTAATGAGCAGAACCAAGTCGCTACAAAGGGGACATGGAAATTAAGCTTCTCTTTTAAAGGTATAGTAGCTATTCAGGCTTCTGACCGTTAGATTTAGACATCAAAGCTATCCAAGATTCTATAGTGCCCATACTAACAGGTGTATAATGATTAGCATCTATACCAACATCAAACATTCTGTTTAAGGTTCTTTCTGTTGGTTTTTTGTGAGTGTGGCCATGCAGCCAAAAACTATTGGGGTCATACTGCTTAGAAAATTTATGATGTCGTCTTTCGCCATGCCAATTTTCTGTACCATCACTACCGCGCATACCAGCAGTATTTTCTCTCCACACACCTCTGGGTGGACAATGTGTTAGTTCTAATCTATGATTGCCTAAATATAATGTTGTTCCATTTAATACTAAAGTAAATCCAGAATCGTACATTTTTCCTACTGAGCCATCGTGATTTCCTAAAATTAAAATTTTAGTACCATTCATTCTAGAAAGCACTGATTTAATTAAATCACCTTTAGCAAACCCAACATCTCCAAGTACATAAACTATTCCGTAACTGGGAACTGTAGCGTTCCATCTTTTTATGAGAGATTCATGCATTTCTTCACAATTTTTAAAGGGCCGATTACTATATTTAATTACATTTTCGTGAAATAAATGAAGATCGGAAGTAAAAAAGATTGGAATTTTGCCTTCTATTTTTCTTTTAAAATTAATCCATTCACTGTCGTTTTGTGGTATCCAATCTTCAAAAAATTTAGCTGCAATTCTACTGTAACAAGAATTATATTCATCATTATTTAATGATGCTAATTTATGTCCTTTAACTTTATTATTTTTCCAAATATTATAAAGCACATCAGCGTTTGACCAAATATTTTGGGTTCTTTCATTAACAGATGGATGAAGCCAAGGTGCGATGCCATACATACCATTTAATTCACCTTTTTTATTTTCTATATTTTTTAATCTCCATTGCTCATAAACTTCTGGAGAATAAACTTCTTTTGGGCTTTTTCCATACATGAAATTTCTAGTGCCTTGATTTGCCCCACTATCTTTAAAGGCCTTATTTCTTTTTCGTTCATGAATTATTTTTTCTTCTTCAGAATAGCCTGCAATGGTATATCCGCCTGCTCCACCAAGGGCTATATTGTAACAGTCGCCACTTTTAACAAGTTCAGGAGTAATTAAAAGAGCTTCATGTTTATAAGCTTCTTCTTTTGTATTAAAAAAGCTTAAAATTTCTCTTTTAAAGTTTTCTTTTCCATGCTTTTTAATTGCCCTTTCAAGAATAACGCCACTACCTAAATAACCGTCCTCTAAATTATTAGTTTCGTGAACACCAATATAAAACCTATTAGATTTTAAATTTGTGGTTTTGTATACAAAAATATACTTTTTGTTCACTGCAACTCTTTCAAGGCTAAATTAACTAAGTCTGTTGGAGCAACCTGATTTTCGGCGGCGTAGCCAACAAACTCTCTAAGGATATTTTCTTTTTGGTCTCTTTTGACTACTTGTACAGTATACATATTGGCTGAATGGAGCTTCCCATCTTCAGAAAGCATGACTACTGAGCCATCCTGAAGAATAGTCTGAAAGTAATACATCTTATTATCTACTACTAATGGGTCACCTTGCTTAAGTTTCATCTTTTCCATCCTTTACTTCTCCAGACTCAGTAATACCAGTTACTTCTGGAGTATAGGGTTTCATAGCAGTTCTGTGCCCACACATTGGAGTGACACATTTTCTATAGTAACATATACCTTTTATCGGATGCTCGTATATCATTAATCGTAAATAGTCTTTTCCACATTCTCGACACATCCATTTTTTCTTAAGCTTTTCAAGGCTTTGCTCTTTACGCTCTTGTACTTCTTCTTTTTGCTGCTTATTTACTAATTCTCTTAAATTCTGAAAACGAGTAAAATCTATTCTAGCTAATTGCTTTCTAAGAGCGCTGATTTCTTTCTTAAGCCTTTGGTTTTCATGCCTAGCCCTTTGTAATTCATCATATTCCTTGTCGCCCTTGTTTATTCTGCCTGACTTTCCCAGAAATGCCTCGCTTTGTATGCGTCCTAACGTACTTGCCGTATATATTAAAGATTTGTAAGTGACCATTTCTTGTCCAAACTATAGCTTCTTTATTAACTATAGACTGAACATGGCCTCTTATGCCATCGTGCTCTATTAAATCGCCTACTTTTAGTCGCATTTTTCGCTCATTTGATCAATAGACTCAAAAACCCAGTCTTTAATAGTACTAGGCTTACCTTCATTGTAAGCTTGCATTTCAGCCCATTCAAAAGTTCTTTCACTTTGGCATTTTCCATAATAAACTATCATAGTTTGTTTACCAAACACCTTACCTTTTTCAGCTTGAATAATATCAATGTCAACCTTATCCGTATTATATCCAAATGCTTGAAAAGATACAAGAAATAGTAAAATTGCTAGTTTTTTCATAAAACCTCCTACTTTTAGTATATATCGATTTTACCAAAATAGGGTAAAAAATTTTAAAAATAAATATATGAATTAACACGATATAAAGAAATCTGCCAAGACCAAATCTTTTAAATATGGATTCAGGAGTAAGTAATGGCAATTAGACGTTCAGGTCATTGGGTTAGTCAGCTAAGAGTTGATGTTAGCGACATGCGCTCTATTGAGAGTGCAGTTCGATCTGATTTTGATGAAGCAGTCGAAGCCTTAGTTACAGGTGAAAACCTTGGTTACGTAATTCGTGGCTTTGAACTCAATATGGTTGGCGCGGTTGGTAACTCAGCCAATGGTCTATCTGTCATAGTTTCTGACTCTGCTATTTTACATACTACGAGTTTAGTTTCTGGTACTATTTTTAAAGTAGCTGCTGGTACTCCAGTAGAAATTCTTAGCTCAACTATTAATAATAAAGTTATTGGTTCTTTTGCTCCATCTTCTACTAACTATGTAAGCATTGATTTTAATCGAGCAGCAGACGCTTCTACTCAAGCTCCAAGAGCTATATGGGATCCAACCAATAAGATCGAAACGTCTAAGGTTCTTCCAGTAGCTCAGTTAATGACTTATATTTTTAAAGTCACGACTACTGGTTTTGCTGCTGACACTCTGCCTTTGGCTATTGTTCAAACGGACGCAGCAAACAACGTAACTTCTATTACTGATCGCAGACCAATGTTATTCAGACTTGGTACTGCTGGTTTTTCAGCACCAAATCCAAGCTACGCTTATCCTTGGACTAATCAGCCAGAAGGCCGAACTGAAAACCCACCTACATCAACTTCTAGTCAAAACCCTTTTCATGGTGGAGACAAACAGATTAAATCTCAAAAAGAATGGATGGACGCTGTTATGTCCATCATTCAAGAGATTACAGGTGGAATTTATTGGTATTCGTTAGGTACTGGAGGTTCAATCTCTGGTATTCGTTCTGACGGCGTTAATACAGTAGTTACTGGTCGCGCAACAATAGTCCACGATGATCTAGTTCCTGGTAAACTTAATTGGGACTTTCCTCTTAGAAATAGAGTTATTGGAAGTCGCTTAACTTATACTATTTCTGCTTATGCTGCTGGAACAGACGTTACTTTAGCTGATGGTCAAGTAGCTTACATCAATTTAGTTCGTGATCAAGTTGTTATTCCAGCCCTTATTTTTACTAATGGTTCAGCCATAGTTAACTCTGTTGGAGCAATAGCTTGGACAGTTGATTTAGTCGCTGGTGACTATATTAAAATTGACGGTATAGGTGACGAAGGTTATTACGAAATTCTTTCAGTAGATTCTGCTTCTCAAGTTACTTTAACTACTCCATACGCTGGAGCTTCTACTGGCCCTTCTGGTATTAATGCTAAATACGCTTTTGGCGTATATAACGTTGTTGGTGCTCCATCAACTGATAGACATTTACGCTTTGCTTTAAGAGAAGAAACACCAATTACTGCTGACATGTATTGGTTTTATTTCCGAGATGATAACGGCGGCTCAGTACCAAAAATCTATACTCGCTTTAAATCAGGCGAGTTAGAGCAAGGTGAAAGCCAACAAGTTTCTGACAATACTTCTTTAGAGCTTTTACAGTTTATTGGTTCGACTTCTGAGGCCGATAATAGTCCACAATTTGCTTCAAACAATTATGTTACTGATGGCGACCCACTAACTACAGCTATTTCTGATTTAGATGCAGCTGCTGGAGCTTTTGCTGCTGCTGACAGACAAGATCGATCTTCAAAAGTTATTGAAGGTGGAACGTGGAGTTTAGTTGATAATGCTGGCACTTATGAGTTAACTCTTAGCGCTAACGCATACGTTCAAATTCCTGGTTTAACTAACGTTCGAAATACTATTTTAGCTCAGACTATCATGCTTCCAAACGCTTCTAGCGTAGCATACGTAGAGCTAGTTCGCACAGCAGGCGTAGCAACAAACTTAACAGTTAACGTTGCTGACGTTGACGCAGTAGTAGCTACAGACAATACAGTTATTATTGCTCGCAGAGTGTCTACAGGCGTAACTGTAGGTATGAAGAGCTTCTTAATTAAGCCTGGAGAATATCTTGAGCTTGATGGAGCTTTAGCAGAAATTAATCGCAGACTTACTCAACTTAAATTACATAAACACGCTTCTAACGTAAGCAAAGCAACTATTCTTGGCGCAGACTTTACTCAACTAGATCAAGATATTCTTAGCCAAGTTGTTGGTGAATTCATCCTTAGCTTTACAGGCGCAGTAATTAACTTCTCTACTGGAGCTATCTTAAAAGAAGATGACGTAACAGCTTTAGGCATTAACTTTACTCCTTTTACTATTCCTGTTGGTCACTATTACTGGTACGGTGTATCTCTCATTCCAGGAAACGTACTGGCTGACAATCGCCAAGAAGCACAAGTTCAAATCGATTTTGGTGATTCAGCTAACGCTGTTCAAGCTTCTGCTCCACTACCAGTTATTACAGGAGACATTAAGCTTGGAGCAATCCAAGTACAAAACATTGCTGGAACAATCACTGTTGTTCAAACTCGTAGGCTCGGAGTTGGTTCAGGTTCAGGCGGCGGTTCAGGAGACGCATCTTCTTTAGATACTCTTTTGAGAGACCGTTTTGCAGTTAACTCTTTTGAGTTAATGGACCAAAATATTTTTAGACGCGACAAAGCCACCAAAATTGACGTTGTTTCTACTGGAGCTTATAGCCCAGCTAAGCGAACTTTCGCTTGGACTGCTATTGGCCAAACAATGGTTTCTCAAGATGTCTTAGATCAGTCTTTCTTAGATGAAGGCGTAGACATTACTGAAGCCGAACTATATTTAAACTACTTAACTGGCTTTGTTGACGCAGCTGCTACTTACGAGATTTCTCGTGACGGTGGAACAAACTGGCAAACAATGACTATGGAGCAAATTGGTTTAAATGCTTTTAGAGGGTACCATGTATTCTCTGAAGAAGTATCTAACCAAGCTCTTCAAACTGTTGCAGCTTCAGGCGCTGGACAAGCCCTTAATGCTACTACTCAACAAGAACTTTCTTCTCAATTAGCATTGTCAACTACTTCTGTAGTCAAGACTGTTGACTTGAATTTGAATTATGGTGGAGTAGGTACTGGCTTAGTTACTTTGCGTTTAGTTAAAAATAACGCAGGCGTACCAAGCACAGCAGTAGCAGATATTCTTTCTGAGTCTGATGCTAAAATTATTTCAGCCGCTTCTTTAGGTGGAACAGGCGACATAACAGTTACCTTTGATCTTCCAGACGTAGTTCTGACTGCTGGAACATACCACTTAGTTTTGGTTACTGATGCTGGATATAAAGCTGGCACATTAGACTTATCTTGGAGAAACGGCGCAGGAACTAATGGCGCTACTTTTGATGGTTCAGTTTGGACTGGAGCAGCTTCAACTAAAGCGGCTGTAGTTTCCGGTCGCGCACATGACTTAATTATTCGAGTAACTTCTAGCGTAGCTTTGGCTCACGCTGAAGGTTATGGATTATACTACGGCTTAACTAACGGTGTAACTTCAGTTACAGGTGAAAAGCGTTTCCAAAAATTCTACTTCACAGGCGACGAGAATAAGACAGACTTTTTGTTGACGTTTACTCCAGACCCTGAATTGCTTGATATTCTTGACCCTTATCGTGGTCAAATGTATGCGATTGAAGAGGGTGTTGCTCGTATTGAAGGCCAGACAGTTAAGTTTGAGCCTGACACTTTTGACTTTCCAGGTGAAGACATAGTTCTTATCTTTAGACAAACTAAAGCTTCTGTCATTGACAATTCAGACTCTAACGCAGCAGCCATTTCTGAAATTCAATCTAACTTGATTGACATTGGTGATGAGTTAGCTTCAATTTCTGACTCAATGATTTTGCCTAAGATTGTAGTACCAAACACTGCAATTCAAAATCGAGCACAAATTCCTGATCTAAGCCAAGATTTAAAGCCTCGCTTTGCAGTTGATCGAATTATGACTCAGCAGATTTACCAGCTTCAAGATGAATTTGGGCCAAATGGTGAACAGGTTTTTGGCGCAGTAAATGATAAATTTAATCAAATTAGATTTGTTGGTAATTGGATTAATAGTAGTGATACAACAGGAGTTAGGCCACTGTCAACTACTGTAGGTGCTTACGTAGAAATAACTTTTTATGGTACTGGCTTGAATTTTATAACTGCTTTAGGTAATGATGTTAGATCAAATATAGCTAACGTTGATGGAGGAGCAGATTCAGCAAATCTATTGCCTGGAGCAACAGCTAGTGTTGTTCTAAATGTTAGAAATTACAATCCTAATAATATTATACCTGTAGCGTCTGGTTTAACTTTAGGTATTCATACAATTAAAATTAGAAATGATAATGTAACTGGTGGAATAAATATCTATGGTTTTGAAGTTCTAAATGAAAATACTTCAGGACTTATTCAATTACCTCCAGGCGCTCAGCTTTATAAAGGCAAAAAGCGCACTCATACTATTTTAGAAACTACTGCTTATAATTCTGGCTTTGAAACAGGCACTCTTGGCACTCGTGGTGGAAGAGTTTTAGTTTATCAAAAAGCTGATGGTTCAGTAGCTAAAGCTGTTACGCCGACAGATGCTTCTCAACTAAATTTAGCTTCTGCTAATCACTCAAATGAAGAAATAGCTAGAATATATTTTCCAAGAGAATTTGGAGCTGGTAGAGCAGATGATTTTAGTAGATTTGGAAGTACCCCTACAACACCAGTTTTTACCTTAGATGATGGAAGTACTACTTTAATAGCCACCAGCTCGATTATAAATTCACTAAATGGAATAGAAGGAGTAGGTTGGGCTGGAGTAGTACCACAAACTATAACATTTACTTTTGTTGGAACTGGCATAGATATAGAAACTAGTGGTTCAGCTTTAGTGGGTACTGTGCAATATTCTATTGATGGTTCAACGCCTGCTACAATAACTAACTTAACACCTACTGGTATTGCAAATACTAAAATAGCTTCTGGTCTTCCGTATGGAACACATACATTAAGGTTAACATTATCTGCATATACTAGTGGATCTTTTTATTTTACTAAATTTATAGTTTATCAGCCAAAGACTCCTACTCTTCCAAATGGAGCGGTAGAGATTGGCGCATATAATATTTTGGCTAACTTTGCACCAAATTCTACTGCTGGAATAAGTACTATTTCAACTGGAACGCTGAGAAAGTTTGCAACCAGAGAATTTACTTATGTAAATGGTACTGGTGGAACAGTAGATTGGAGCATTCCTGGAGTAACGCCTGCAAACAATATTTGTGGATTTGAAATTTCTAGCAATAGACTTAATGCTTATATTGAATATACTTTTTATGGAACAGGTTTTGATTTTAGATTTATGGGTGACACTAACTCTTCTAATAATATTACTGTTACTGTTGATGGATTAACTTTTAACACAACTAATTATCCATCTCAAGCAGCAGCAGCTACTGTTTATGGCGGCGGTATCACTTTTACTTCAGCAACTGGTATTTTAGATCAACAGGCAACTGTATCTGTTACTCCTGGTTGCGGCTTTGTTGTAACTGGATTAGCTCTTGGAAAGCATACAATCAGATTTAACAATGGAACAGCTAATTTAAAAATTGAAAATGAATGTTTAGATATTATCACTCCAATACACTCTCATCAAGACAATGGCCCATTTGTATTACAAAACACCTTAGCTGTTGGCTCTCAAGGTGTAGCTGATTTTAGAAAGTTCAGTAAGAAAGATGTAAATCAGCCTAATGTTTTGGGCAATGCTGTAGGTATATCAGGAAATACATCTACTACTTCAACTACAGCTGTACCATTATCAGAATTAAGTTTGACAATTAAAACTACTAAAAGTATAATAGAATTATCAACATCAGGTCAACATAATAATAATACAACTGGAAATGGTAATGAATTTTTCATATATGTAGATGGCAAAATGGTAACTCCAGTGGCTAGTGCTTATACTGGTTCAGCTGTAGCTTCAGCAAGTTTTACAATTTTATATAGACTTCAAGTTAGTCCAGGATATCATAAAATAGACGTATATTGGCGTGTAAGTGCAGCCACAGGGCTTGTTGCCAATAATAGAATTTTATCAGTCAGGGAGCTTGACTAATGGGACAAAAACTACGGGACGATAAAATTGGAACACTGTCTCACTCTGCTGGTAACATCTTGATGGCTGCTTCTGTCTCTAGTCCAGTTTACTTGACTATTGGTGGACAACAGTTTAAAGTAACCACTCAATTATCAGTAGCTCTTCCAGCTGTGACGGCTAACACTCGTTATCAGGTGTTCGCCGTTCAGTCCGCCGGAGTGGTTTCTTTAGTCATTAGTTTAAATCAAAATTCTACTGGCCCAACTGGCTATTCAAGGTGGAAGCTTGTTGGATCTTTGATGGCCAACGCTACAGGTTCTGGCTTTGGTGCGTTTATCGAAATTAAGGGAAAGCCAAGATTTTCGGGCGGCTCGGTAATTAACTATACGCCAATATACACCAATATGACTATCAGCGTGACCGATCACTTTAGCTACACTTTAGACGGCGAGTTCATTCATGTATTGGGTAGATATACCAAAACAGGCGGAGCGGCGGCTCAGTGCAGCATTTCGCTTCCAACTAACTTGGTTGTAGCTAGCAGAATCACCACAGGGGTTTGCTTCGGGCAACATGCCTTTCTTACAGCATCGGCCAGTGACGGAGGGCTTATATCTATAGCTGGCGCGACTGAACTATTCCCCAGCTTTTCGGGGGCAAGTTTCGGTGGAAAATTGCAAGGCGTAAACGGCAATATTCCAGTAAACTGTCCATGGTCGGTGGACGCTCGCGTTCCGATTCAAGGATTTTCTAACACTCCGATAGAGGATTTATAGTATGTCAGTAACAGGCAAAGGCTCAAAATCAATTCGCAAACTTCCGGTAGCTCAGTCCTTATTGACCAACACCGGCTTCAAGGTTGCTCGCGCTCTTCACGAAGCCGCTGAAGGAGACACTCTTATTCAGCTTGGCTCACTCACCACTCCTTCTACAGCCGTAAACTATGCTGCTCCAAGTCCTTCTGAATTGACTTCGACTAATATTCAGTTTTATCAAGACAACGTTCGATTAGCTTCTTCTCTTCGTGGACCACTTATAAAAAATCTAGCGTGGATAGCTAACGGAGCATCTACGATTAAGCTACTCTTTGAAGCAGAAGCAAATGAAGTATTTGAAATTATCATTGACCATAATGCTAGGACTTCTGTAAATTTAGTAGATGCTTCTAGTCAACCTATCTCAGGTACACTAGCTGCCACTCAATCAGACTTCAACATCGGTGTACCTTTTGAAGTAGGTAAATTTTCTGCTATTGCTCAGCATGGCGTATATATGATTCTTGTTGACGGACAACTTGTGTTCAGAAACACAGGCAACAATCCTCCAGGCCCAGGTGTGACAGGCGACTACTACGAGGTCCACGCTGGAGCTGGACTAGGCACCTTAATCCGATTTAACAACGTAGACCTGATCAATGACAGAGCAGTTTCGGCCATTCCAGTTGGGGCCTTGGTTGAGAGACCGAATGGCTCTCAGCTTGCCTTGATTGAAGCATTGCAAGGCCAGATCGACGCATTAGTGCCCACTGTGGCTGCTTTGGCCGACGTAGAAGAGACGGACTTTCAAGCCGCTCCGAACAACGTAGATTTGAAAGCATTTGGTGACAGAGTTTTAGATTTAGAAAATATTTTAGATCAAGAATTAGAAATTAGAAAAACTACTTATTTAAAAGATGTAAGGCCTTCTGGAACGGCAGCAGGGGCTTTGTCTGTAGGATCTTATGCTGCTAGAACTTTAAATACTCAAGAAGGCGATTTAACTTTTTGTAGTTTAAGCTCTAATCAGTTTACTCTTCAAGAAGGAAATTATATTATAGAAGCAGATTGTCCATTTGTAACAAACACTTCTGGTTCTGCTGGCAAAGCTAAATTAAGAAATATAACCAGTGGAACTGATGTATTAATAGGTCGCGCCGTTAATGATCAAAACGTAGCAGCTGCTGGAAATACTGATGGAGACTCTAGCGTAATAATGGGCGCATTTTCTACAAATGGCCCAACTATATTTGAAATACAAATGAGAGCTTCAGGTGCAGCTATTGGCGGAGCAGCAGTAACTTTTGGTGATAATGAAATTTTTACTCAAGTAAAAATCACCAAAATCGAAAAGAAAACTATTCGCGAATGGTTAGGATTATAATATGGCAAAATCAAGACGACAAAGTAATAACGATGTTTCTACGGTAGGCGATATAGTGCATTCTATTTTAAGCGAAGCGCAGTTTCAAGCACTCAGAGGATCTAATTGGGTTCTATGTGATGGTAGATCTGTTGCAGGAAGCAAATTAGCTACTCAATTTGGAATATCTAATGTGCCCGATGCTCGTGGACAATTTCTGCGTGGTAAAAACAATGGTAGAGCAGATGGCAATGAGGATGCTGCTGGCGAAAGAGCTTTGGGTCATTTTCAAAACGATGCTCTTCAAAATATAATTGGATCAATAACAAATGTTGGCACTATTTCTACTGCTGGAACTCATGTAGCGTCAGGAGCGCTCACTAGAACAGCGTCTGCTGCTGGCAATAATGGTATAGCATCTGGAGGCAATGCCGGATCAGATGTTACTTTTAATGCAAGCAATTCTGTCGGAGCAAGAACATCTACAGAAACTAGACCTAAAAATATTGCTGTAAATATTTTTATAAGGATTAACTAACTATGAAGCAAAATCTTAGTCCACGTATAAATCGTCTTGAATCCAATCTTGTAATTGATGGCGGTATGGAACTTTGGCCTGAAGGAACTTCCCGTTCCGTAGCAAATAATACTTCAGCCTATGGTGGAGTGTTATTCCAGTATAACAACATCTCGTCTGGAGTAACTATGACTAACTCTAGACAATCTTCTACTCCATCTGGCACTAATTTGATTTACTCAAACCAAGTATCTAAAACTGCTGCTGGTACGTTAGCTGCTGGCACTAGACAAATTATGCATTATCACGTAGAAGGTTATGACCTTAATAGAATATACAACAATGAATGGTCACTTATATTTTGGGTTAAATCTTCTGTAGCTTCTAACAGAAGCTGCTCAGTTAGAAACGCTTCTTTTAGTCACTCATACGTTCAGCAATATAATATAGCTTCAGCAAACACTTGGGAATTAAAAGTTTTATCTTTTCCAGCTATATCCTCTTGCCCAGGCACTGTAGAAAGAACCAACGGAGCAGGCGCAGTCATTGGTTGGGACATAGTCACTGGAACTACTTATCAAACATCATCATTAAATCAATGGGTAGCAGGTAACTTTTCTAGCGGTATAGGTGAAGATACTTCTTGGCTTACTGGAACTACTCATGATTTTAATATTACTGGAGTAATGGTTCTGCCTGGAGACTGGTCTGCTCTGACTGCTGCTGGATATAACTTTGTTAGAGCTGGTAAGAATTTTCAAGATGAATTGGCTATGAGTCAGAGATACTACGAGAAGAGTTACGATTTAGACGTAACCCCAGGAACGCCTGCCGCTACGGCTGGAACACTTTTTGTTATATCTATAAGTACTGTATCAGGCAATGCTGTGGTTCAAGTTCATTATAAGACTTCAAAAAGGGCCACACCAACGGTAACTTTTTACAATACAGTAACAGGAGCGGTTGGAACTTTTGATAGAGGTGGAACTCCTGTTTCTTTTGCTATTTCCGCAGGCTCTAACGGAGTAAGTGGATTTAACGTAGCAAATACGGCCATTACTAACGCAGTTAACGGACACTCAGGCCAATGGGTATCGGACGCTAGATTTTAATATGGAGACGATAGGATAAATTATGGCACTAAAAACTAAATCAAGCATAGCGAACGTAGGCCAGTCTCTTGGGTTAAAAGCTAGTGAGTTTACCTTTCTGAATCCACCGAAGATGTCCGCGCCGTTCAGCAACATTGTCGATCTTCAGGGCAACCCCAGGCGCCTGTCAGACCCAGAGCAGACCCTCAAGCCAGTCATGGGCGTCGAAAGGGTTCACGTAACCACTATTAAGCCATCCAGCGATGAGAAAGGCCCTAACGGCGAGCTTGTCTACAAGTCGTCGGACGACAGGCTTCGCTTCGTGGGTACGTGGAACCAGCTGTCCGACACCAACGGAAGCTACTCCATAACGACTCTAGTAAACGACTACTTAGAAGTGACTTTCTACGGCACTGGTTTAAATTTACTCATCGTTCCTGCGGCGAGCATGGACGTCAGGGCCGTGGTGGACAACGGCACCGAAGGGGCAAACCTGACCTTGGCCTACTCCACCATTCTTAGAGCTAGAAACTACAGCCCGAACCAAATACTAAAGGTTGCGGCTGGTCTCACTCTAGGCACTCACACAGTCAGGGTTCGCAACGCGGCGGTGGCCGGACTCAGAGTCAGCGGCTTCGAGGTACTGAATCAGTCTAGCCAAATCAGAATCCCCCAAGGCGAAGCTTTTGTTGGTGGATTGAAATATACTAATCCTGAATTACAAATATTAGACTACAACTCTGGCTTTGACGACAATCCGGTTTTAAATGGTCGTGGCGGAAGGGTAGTGATATACTCCAAAGACGGCCAGATGGGCAAGGTCATTCAGCAAACCGACGGCTCTCAACTTAATCTATCGTCGGCCAACCACGCCAACGAAGAGGTTATTAGAAAGTACAATTTCAGGGAGTTCGGCGCAGTCAGAGCGGACGACTTCGGCACACTGGCCGGAGTGTCGTCAAATAGAGCTTTTACTCTAAATGATGGAACTACCACATTAGTTGGAAATGACGTATTGGTACTTGACAATGGAGTCGTACACGCTTTGGCAAATGATTCCATAACTTTAACTTTTGTAGGAACTGGGCTAGATATATTTAATTCTAGGACTGTGTCAGATAGCTCCAACTATACCATACTAGTGGACGGAAATGTAATACTAAGTAATGGCCCTCTAAATGCAGGTTCGCAAAGGTTTGTTAAGCTGGTCTCTGGGCTTCCGTATGGCACTCATACGGTACAAATACTGTATATATCTGGTGCAGCTGCTATAGCAATTTCTGACTTCATCGTTTACGGCCCTAAGAAGCCGTCAATTCCCGATGGGGCCGTTGAGGTGTGCGAATACTATTTGATGGCCGACTTTGACGCAAGCACCGCCGCTGGAGAATTGGCCGCTGACGCATTTCAGACTCCTAGAGGCTCGTTATTTAAGGCCAATACCAGAGAGTGGCTGTATCTCGGCGGAGGCTGGACTACGTCCTTAGACGCCTCTTCTGTAAATAGCTTGGCTGGCTTTGTTTTCTTTACTACTACAGCAACCCAGTCTTCAGAATTAACCTTTTTCGGAGACAGCGTAGTCGCTGTGTTGCAGGAAAGTACTGCATCAGTTACATTTTCAGTCGAGATCGACGGAGCGCTGAACGCCTCCGGCGTAGTGCGAGGCAACGTGACCAACGGAGGCGGAGGCAGCTACACCGCAGCTGGCACAGCAAACAATGAGCCAGTAAGAATCGAGTTTTCTGGCCTCGGCCTTGGCCAACACACAATTAAGATTACAAAAACCGCTGGCACTGGCGGACTAGAGATCACTGGCGCTTTCATAGATTCTAAAATTCACTTTCCCAATGATAAGGCTGGCTCTCTGTCGGTTGGCCCAGCAATCAAGCTTCAAAAAGAAACCAGCCAAAGCGGCATAGACTTGAGCAAGGCCAAAGCTTGGGTATTATTTGATGCTTTTAATAATAGAATAGAAGATTCTTATAATATAAGTTCGGTTTTATCAATCTCTGCTGCTGTAAAAGATATATTTTTTGAAAAACCATTTAAAACTAATAAATATATAGCTGTTTCTTCAATAAATTTATTTGGTGGAAATGCTGGAGTGTCTGGCATTAGAATAGATACACAAAGATCAAATATGGTCGAAATTATTACATATAACGTATCTGGTGCTCAGGTGACTGGATCTTTTTGCTTAGCGTTTTATGGAGAGCTTGCCGATGAAGAGGAGTCTGAATAATGAAAAAGTTAATCAAGGATTCTGAAAACAATGTGATGGAATTGATCTCTCTTAACGGCTCTATTCCTCCAGGGTATACCGAAGTGGCCGCCGAAGAGGTTGCCGCCGAGGAACTGAACCTTGCTCGAAGAAACAAGATGGCCGAGATTAGAGCCAGAAGAAACGCCATGCTTCAGAAAAATGACGTTGCTTTCCTTATAGCTCAGAAAACCAGTGCCTCTACTACGGCGATCAAGGCCGATGCAAATATATTAAGAGACCTTCCCGAAGCGGCTCAGACAGAGATTGACGGACTAGAGTCTGTAGAAAGCATAAGAGATTTTGACGCCTTTGCCGAACTAGAACTGTCTCAGGATTATGAGTAATGAAGATAGCCATAGTAGACAAAAATACCGGAGCCACTCTTCATATCTATGAGTCAAACGAGCCAAACATCTCTAAGTTTGGAGGCCCATGGGGCAACCCAGGCCAAGTAGAGCACATTCCGGTGCCTAACGATCTGGCCGACGAATTGGCTTACGACCTTGTTCCAGAGATGGTTCAAGTCCAGGTCGGCACGGTTAGGCAGCCTTGTTTATGTGATCAAGGTCAACCAATAAAGAAGCAAGCTTTCGACTCAGAAGGAAATCCCATAATGGACGCTTCTGGCAATCAAGTTGAGTTACAAACTTATATTGAAGTGCCTGTCTTTGAGACAGTTAAGAGCTTAAGAAAAAGAAGGCCTTAAACTAGTCTTTAAAGTGTCAATATCTGTTTAGTGGAGGGTTTATAATGGAAACAAAAATTTGTACTTGTTGTGCAGTAGAACTTCCTATTGAAAGCTTTAATGCAAATCCAACAAAAAGTAAACCCTTTAGAAAAAGAAGCCGATGTAAAGGCTGTGACAAAAAGGTTCAAAGCTTATATAAGAAATCCAACAAAGAAGTCCTGAAAATAAAGGCTTTATCATATCAACGAAAAAATCCAGATAAAAGAAAAGATTATAAATTAAGATGGCGATACGGTGCTTCATTAGAAATATATGAAAAACTTCTTGTGGAACAAGGTGGCTTATGTGCTATTTGTAAAACAAACAATCCAGTAAATAAGCACAAAAAAAGGTTTTGTATAGATCATAATCACTCTACTGGCAAGATTAGAGGTCTCCTTTGCGATAATTGCAATAAAGGTATAGGCTGCCTAAAAGACAGTAAGGATTTAGTGCTTTCAGCCTTAGAATATTTGAGTAAAAATGAATAATATTTGTCCGATTTGCATAGCTTATATGCTTGATATGTTGGAGCCCAAATTGGCTATTCTTGGATATAAAAAGTGTCCTTCGTGTGGATACTGTCACGATAAGGACTGTAAAAATGAACTTAATAAGCATCTTGAAAAACCTATTCCAATTTTTCCAAAAAAGTCCAAAACAAAGTAATTCTCAATCTTTACCCAAAGAAGAGGTTTATATGCTATCTATGTCTGAATTGCTTAAAGGTAAAAAATTAGAAGATCAATCAGAAGAAATTCAAGTTGAGCTTAATATTTTATTAGAACGTATAAATAAAATTAGAAAAGCTTACGGCAAACCTATGACAGTGACTAGTGGCCTAAGAACTATGGAAGATCATTTAAGAATTTACCGTCAAATAGCTGAAAGAAAAGGGCTACCTTTTGATGAGTCCAAAGTTCCAAAAAAGAGTAAACATTTGTTTGGCCAAGCTGTAGATATAGCAGACCCTAAACAAGATTTACAAAAATGGTGTACTGAGAATGAAACTTTGTTAGAAGAAGTTGGCTTGTGGATGGAAGATTTTTCAGCTACAAGTAATTGGTGTCATTTTCAAACCGTAGCTCCAGCATCGGGTAAGCGTTGGTTTAAGCCTTAATATTATTCCAGCGTTTCGATACTCTCTCAGAGAGTTCTTTCGGCTCAAGGTAGAATTCGTCTTTCCACTCTACCCTGTGCGCGTCGGCTGTTTCTTGCCTTACTGGTCGAGTGTGCTTTACATATTCGAACACAACCAATATTTGACCGAAACGCAGATGCGGATTTCTAAGAACCAACAGCAAAAGCTTAACAGCTAATAATAAATTATATCTAAACCTTTTCTGGGTCATTGATCATTCCTAGTGTTATAAGATAATGGATGCACTGCTTTGCTCGCTTTCGGATGACTCTGGCTTTTCTAGACTTGAGTCCAGTAGACCTAGCTAGTTTAACTACGTTAGACCATGAGCCAAGATTGATAGCGCCTCTTTCGTCAACAGTATATTTACCTAACTCAAAAGCTTCTTTGGCCAATTTATGGTTCTTTGGAGCCATCGACTTTCTTAGATACTTTTTTGTGTTCATTCTTTATTTTATCGTACAATATATAGGCGCTTACTAAAGGTATACCAAAGGGTACAAAAACTATTATAGCAGTCTTTATAGGATTTTCTTTAACTGTGTCAATTATCTTTGTTACTGTTTTCTTTATCATTGCTGTACTTTATAGCTAATTTTTTAGCTTCCATACCTAAGATTAATCCACCAATCAGGCTTGGTATAGCTCCATACTGGCCCAACAATTTTTCCATAATGAAGCATAAACCAAAAGTACCTAGTAGTGCGCCTAACATAGCTAACAAACCATACTCAGGAATGATTTTCATTTTTTAGCCCTATCAATGACCAATCCACCATTCTTACCTGACTTAAGCATATATTTGCCTGTTTTAAATAAAGCTTTGAATAGATAGTTTTCTAACTGTTCACCATAAGCTTTATAAAAAATGTCAGTAATATAGTGTCTAGCAGACAATGGCCAAGCTTTTTTACCTTCAGCTTTAAAGTGTGCTTCAATCTCTTTCATCACTTCATTAGCTGCTTTATCTAGCTTTCTGTTTTTAGTTTTAAACATGCCTTTAGTTACAGAGATTTTAATTTCAGTTTTCTTTTTATTTAGTTTAGTTTTCATTTTTTGTCCTCTTTTAAAACAGTCTTAACCATATCTTTAGTCAAAGATCGAGTTTGGCCCATAGTTATTCTTAATGTATCAGCGTTTCCACCGCACTCTTTTCCTTCTACGTAAGTAACTTTAGCTTTTTCTAATAACTTTTTTGCTGCACTATCAGCTTCAGTAAACCAGAACATTCCATACTTAGGCACTGGCCTAGCAAACAAGTATTCTAATTTAGATAGTTCAGACCGATTATCGTTTAGAGCGTGGTTTGCGTTAATAAAGAAGTCTGTTAGATTTACTTTATTAAGCAAATTTTCTAGTATGCCTAAACTAGTAGTAGATACTCCAAGAGTCAGATTGTAGTGCTGCAGCTTTACTTCTTCAGCCAATAATGCGTCATTAGTAGCTACCCAACCTAATCGTAAGCCATTAATGCCAGTAAGCTTACCTAATGAGCCAACCATCATACTGTGATTAGGTCTAGGCAAATAAGCCGAAGTTACTGGAGAAGTATATATCTCATTGTGGTACGCTGCGTCCCAAATAGTGCTTTCTGCTCTATAAACAAACTCTTTATCAATTTCTCCAGTCGGGTTTGATGGAGAAGCTGTTAAAAGTATACCTCCATCGTGATCAAACCACTGTCTATTCATTCTAGTCAAGCCCAATGTTTTGATTAATTGTGGATAACGTAAGAAGTATAAATCATCATGAAAAACCCATTCTCCAAAGTTTTTTTCTAATGCTTTAAGTCCAGCGGCTACGCCCATTTGAGCGCCTGAAACTAATATACAGTATTTATAGTCTGTTCCTGTACTATTTTTAACTATTTGAAGGATACGCTTTTCTAAATTAGAATAATCATGTTTAGAAGCATAACCCAAATACGGTGTGCAATCCATTAAAGATTGAGTAGAAATAAAATTAGATAAAGATTCTCTAATAGCAAATGAGTCGCCAAAGCCAAAATCGTACATGTTACCTTCAAGTAAAGTCAATAAACAAACTAATTAGCCAAAATAAAAATACTAATCCAGCGGTCTTAGAATTTACAAAGAGCATTAGAATAAAAATATATAAACTAGCTGACATATTAGCGCCTATACATTTCAAACAGACTTTTTCTAAGTCGCTTTTGAGCGTGAATGCCTAATGGTTCAAGCATTTTTTCATATTTCATTAAAATAGCCCAAGCTTCCTCTTCTGTGTGATTGTGTATAGTACTTTCAGCTAACTCAATCTCAATAAAATAGTCTTCTTTATATTTAACCCCAGGAGTTGTTTCTACTACACAATAAAAAACTAGAGTTGCTTCTTCATTAGAGTATATATGACAAGACTTCCAAATTTCAAAATTATACTCAAACCCATCGTCTTCTATAGTTTGTCTAACCAATGCTGGTTCATTGCCATCTACTCTAAGATTTTTTTCAATACGGTTTACATTATTTTTAGCACCAGTTGGTTTGCGTTTAGTGGTTACTTCTGCTCTACCAGAAACTGGTTCCCAAGATGCTTTTCGATAACGCTTAAAGTCATCTGTGCCTGATTTAACAAAATATACATCTGGCCCTTCAACATATATAAATTCTTTCATGCCACAATCTGTCATAGCCAATCGCTTAAAGCGAGTTTCCATATCAGCAGTTGTGCGATACTTGCTTTCAAATTCAGTGTATTCGTTTAGTTTCTCTTCTTCCATAATCCTACATTTTCATAAGTTCAAACTTCTCAGATAGCATACGTTGTTTGCTATTCTCTAAGTCTAATATCAACTTTTCTAACGCAACTGAATTTTCTATATCTGTTCTAGTTTTAAGTCCTTGAAGGAATTCTTCTTTTATACTTTTATCTATTAAATAAAAAGCAGCAGATAAATCACTTTGTTTTCTTAATTTGGCTAGCATCGGAGCCTTAAAATATCTGTTTTTATCATCTGATATATAGCCACATTCTTTACAATACATTACTTTGTCTGATGTATTATTTTCATATACATAGGTTTTAGACCATTCGTGTCTTTTACAGTCTGGAATAGCTGGTTGATCAGTAAATACACTCATCTCCTTAGCTTGTTTAGTAAGCTTAATAACGCGCATCAAAATATAAAACAAAAAAGCATTTACAAAAAGCATCATT